CCCTTATTCACAAAAATTATGAAAAACTCATGATTTTTGTGGAATTTAGCATAATTTTCCCCAATTCCAAGAAAAAGAGCCCCAAAAAGGCTCTTTTTCGTCCCAAAAATGAGAGAGCCATTGCAAAACGCCGTAATGAGATGAAAATTTGGAGGCGAAATGAAAAAAACAGACCTAAAGAAGCAGGCCAACGAGATTTTGAAGCTTGCCGAGCAATCTGGACTGCAATCTAATTACTTTTTCGTGACAACATTCGAAAGATATCAGGTGCAGTTGCAGATTTTGGAGAATCTAAAGCAGTCAATCGAGGACAACGGCATGACCGTCTCGAAAGAGTACGTCAAAGGCCGTAAAAATTTGTATTCTAACCCTGCGATTTCGGATTATAACAGGACAACGGACTCAGCCAACAAGACAGTGGCAACTTTGCTCAGGATTTTAAAGAGTTGCACACCTGAGAGCGATCATGAAGAGCGTGACCCACTTATGGACATCATCAACGGCGGTGATGTAGATGACAAGCAATAAAGCATATGACTATTGCAAGCGGTCAGTCCGAAAAAAGACCACTCCGAAATACGTTAAAAAGCAAATGCGTGATTTTATGCGTATTTGCGAGGGAAAAGATAAAAAATACAAGCTTTGCGAAAAGAAGCTTGCACAGGTTATCGGCATTTTAAAGCTCCTGCGGATGCCCAAGGGCTTAAAGGCAGGGCAATCACTATATGAATGCACGAGCGGCTATCAATGGTTATTTTATATTGCCATTATCTGCATCGTGTACAGAGATAACGAGCAAAAGAGGCGTTACGAGACAGGCGTACTTGAGATTTGTCGTAAAAATTTCAAGACGTTCTCCGTGGCGACTCTTTTTATTATCCTTTTTTTGACCGAGCCGAAGTTTTCAAAGTTCTACTCGGTAGCTCCTGACGGCTCGCTCTCGAGAGAAGTGCGAGAAGCAATTGCGGAGATCATAAGGTCATCACCTGCGGTGTATGAATGGAAAGAGCGCAAGCGTTTTAAGATTCTGCGTGATTACATCATGTTTTTACCGACTGAGACCAAATATGTGCCGCTTTCATACTCGACAAGCCGTATGGACGGCAAACTCCCGAACGTCTTTATAGCAGACGAGGTCGGAGCGCTCCCAACGAGCTATCCTATTGACGCAATGAAGTCAGGACAGCTCAACATTTTAAATAAACTCGGTTTTATCATCTCGACGAAATATCCGACCATCGACAACCCTTTTGAGGACACTGTGAAATACTCAAAGCGTGTACTTGACGGCCTCGAGAAGGACGAAACAATTTTTTCACTGCTTTATGAGCCAGACAAGACAAAAGGATGGGAGACTGATGACCTGATACTGCAACAGGCTAACCCTGTAGCTCTTGAGATTCCTGAGATTTGGGAGGATTTGCTCAAAAAAAGAGCTTATGCGATAGCAGTTGAGTCCGCTCGTGAGAATTTCGTGACCAAGCACTGCAACATCATATATCAAGGTGTCGGCACTGAGACATATATCGACGTTAAGGACGTGCAGGAGTGCAAGGTTTCAAAAATCGACTGGACAGGCCGTGTGGTTTATCTCGGTCTTGACCTCTCACAATCTGATGACAACACGAGCGTGAGCATGGTCACAGTCGATGATGACAACAATATCCTTGCAGAGTCCTTTGCATTTATCCCAGAGGGCAGGATTATCGAGAAATCGAGCTATGAAAAGGTTGATTATAACAATCTTTTGAAGGGTGGCAAGGTATTCGCCTGCGGCGATCGTGTAATTGATTACGGATTTGTTGAGGAGTTTATCTTGAATATCGAAAACAAGTACGGAGTGCAGGTGCAGGCGATTGGATATGACCGTTGGAATGCACTCTCAACAGCCCAGAAACTCGAAAAGGCAGGCTATAACATGGTGGAAGTGCGACAGCATTCGAGTGTATTGCATCCGCCGACCAAACTGCTCAAAGAAAAGATTCTTTCGCATGAGTTTAAATATTCGAGCAACCGCCTACTTGAGATCAATTTCCAAAATGCACGTTGCACCAAGGACACCAACCAAAATCTTTATGTAAACAAGAAAAAATCAACAGGCAAGGTTGATATGGTCGTCTCAATGATCAATGCGACCTACCTGCTCGAGCAAGATGTCTTTTTAAACCAAATGGATTTTGTAATCCAGACATTTTAGGAGATAAATCATGGCACTTTTCAATCTATTCAAGCGTGAAAATACAGGAACAGACCCAGAGCCACAGCCGCAGGAGCAGATTGTTGACGACGTACTGCTCAAGGCACTGCTCAACAGTGAGACGATCACGAGAGAAAAGGCCATGACATTGCCATGCGTCAACGGTGCAGTCGATTTTATCTCAAACTGTATCGCCTCAATGCCTGTCAAGCTTTACAAATACAAGGACGGCAAGGTCGAAGAGGTTGAAAAGGATGACAGAGTCAAGCTCCTCAATGGTGACACAGGTGATACACTCGATGCGTTCCAAATGAAAAAGGCCATGGTCATGGATTACCTGATGGGTAAGGGCGGCTATTGTTACATACGCAGAAACCGCAATGACGTGACAGGTCTTTTTTACGTCGAGGACAGATATATCACCATCATGAAAGTGTATGAGCCGATTTTTAAGCAGTATCAAATTTTTGTCGGCGGCTACAATGACAAATCAAATCAAAAGCAATACGGAACATATCAGCCTTGGCAGTTTATTAAGATTCTGCGAAACACAAGAGACGGCGCAAGCGGAGTTGGCCTGACGGTGGAAGTTTCAAAAGCGCTCGAAACCGCTTATCAGACACTACTCTATCAGCTTGGCATGGTCTCAACAGGCGGCAACAAAAAAGGCTTTTTAAAAGCCCAGAGGAAACTGGGACAGGACGAGATTAATGTTCTCAAAGCCGCTTGGCATAACCTTTATGCCAACTCGAATGAAAATGTTGTCGTATTAAATAATGGCCTTGAGTTCCAAGAGGCATCAAACAGCGCAGTTGAGACACAGCTCAACGAGTCAAAGAAAACTCTTGAGGATGAGGTCAACAGGCTTTTTCACATTTATCCTGATGATTTTGAACGGACGTTCAAAGAGGCCATTTATCCGATCATCAAGGCATTTGAAACAGCTTTAAATCGTGACCTGCTCCTTGAAAAAGAAAAGAAAAATCACTTTTTTGAGTTCGATGTCAAAGAGATCGTCAGAGTTTCGATAAAAGAACGATACGAGGCATACAAGCTTGCAAAAGAGACAGGTTTCATGACTCTCAATGAAATCCGCAGACGTGAAAACATGGAATACATCGAGGGTCTTGACGTTGTTAACGTTGGACTTGGTGCAGTTCTGTACGATACCAACAAGCATGTTTACTATACACCGAATACTGACACCGTTGGAGATATTGGAGACGGCGGCATCACTCAGGAAGAAGCCGAAAACGCTCCAAAAGACGAATCCGAGGCACAGAAGGAAGAACAAAAAACCAAGGACATGCTCATTGGTCACGAATTAGCAAAAGAGTTTGATGCAAGCGGCAACTCAAGTGATGCATAGGGAGGAATTTCAAAATGATCACATTCACAGGAATCAGCAAAACAGAGACAACTTATGAGTACGATTTTATGGGTATGTCCACCGATACAAAGCCGACTATTGCGGACTATCCCAATATGCGAAACGGCTCAAGTTTCATGGAGATGGACACAAAGACATTGTTTTATTACGATGCCGAAAATGATGCTTGGGTATAAGGAGGAGCTGAGATGTTAGACGGAAAAAAAGCGCTATCTCTTGCAAATGGATATACAGATGAGTCCCTTGCAGGTGGCGGAGCAATAAAAGGAAAGCCTTGTCAGATTCAGTCTATCACAGATATCACAGGCGGTCACAGAATAACATTTGCTTGGGAGCTTGATGACGGCACAGAGCGCTCGCAATACGTTGATATTATGGATGGCGAAAGAGGGCCACAGGGCGTGCAAGGTCTCACAGGAGCAACAGGCCCACAAGGCCCAAGAGGCGAAAATGGCGCTCAGGGAATCCAAGGGCCTAAAGGTGACACAGGAGCAACAGGCGCTCAGGGCATACAAGGCATACAAGGTATTAAGGGCGATAAGGGTGACGATGGTTATCCATTTTTGATTTATAAGCAGTACGATGACATTTCTGAGTTTGATGCATCTGATTTCCCAGAAGTCGGTCTCATGTTCATGGTAATGCAGGAAGATTATGACCCAGATGACCCAACGACCTCAATTGGTTATCCGATTTATAGATATCTCGGAGAGGGCAATCCCCCATATTCACTTGTAGTGCATCTTGCATCACAGGGAATCAAAGGCGAAAAAGGTGATAAAGGTGACACTGGAGCGCAGGGCGTGCAAGGGCCTCAAGGCGTGCAGGGAGAAAAGGGTGACAAAGGAGATCAAGGCATTCAAGGCGTTGCAGGTACAGACGGCGCTGATGGTGTTGGCATTGCATCACTTGAAAAAACAAGCTCGGTGGGGCTTGTCGATACATATACCATTACCATGACAGACGGCAACACCTTGACGTTTACAATCACAAACGGTGCAAACGGTTCAAACGGTGCTGATGGTTACAGCCCTCTTGCAACTGTCACTGAGTCAGGCGGAGTGATAGAGATTTCAATCACAGACGCAAACGGAACAACATCAGAGCAGATTGACACGAGTGATTATGCAAAGAAATCCGTTGCAAACACTTTTAATGAGGCAAACACATTCCAAAAGGGCATAACTTCAAACGGCAATATTGCAATCGAAAGCTCAAGCGCTAATTTGAGAATTAGACTTGTTGACAAGCTCAATGCCGTTGGAACAGCGATAGCAAGTGCAGTTTGGGGGTTGATGGGAATTGAGTTTGTTGATAAAAATGCAAAAAGGATGTCATTTATACAGCCATCATTTAACACAGATGGAAGTGTTGATTTGAACATCTCGAAAGATTCATCAAATAATGCAAGCGGTCATATTTTAGTCAACAACCGTGATACTGACAAAATGCATATTTCAGGTGCAACATCTGTGCAATATGTAGGATCACCATCTATATGGCATACATATTCAAGCACAGGAGGCACAAAATTATTTTATACAGCAACAAAAGATTGTTTTCTTACCTGCTCACCTGTTATAAAAACAGGATATGCGGCTTTTTTAGCAGGAGGTTCTCAAATCCCTATATATAATCCAACAGCAAACGAAATGAGATTCCCAGTTTCGGCAATGCTAAAAAAAGGTGAAACTTTTTCTATGACGATTAATGCAGGAAACAGCATAGAAGTTCGAGACGATATCAACTTATATGTAACATTATTAGATTAAGGCAACTCCCTAAAGGGTTGCCTTTTTTCGTGCCCAAAAACAGGAGGAAATCACATGCAGGTGAGAATCAGAGCCGACAGCGTGGAGATTGAGGGATATGTCAACGCAGTCGAGCGCAAATCAAAGCCGCTTTGGTCAAGGATGGGGCAATTTATCGAGAGGATATGCAAGGGCGCTTTCAAGCGTGCTCTTGGTCGCAACGACAACGTACGCATACTCCTCAACCATGACCCAGAGCGTGACCTCGGCGGAACAAAGGACGGCAACCTTGAGCTTGAGGAGGATGCAATCGGTTTAAGAGCTCGGGCGATCATCAAGGATAAAGAAGTCATTGAAAAGGCAAGAGCAGGCAAGCTTGTCGGTTGGTCATTTGGTTTTTATGACCGTGAGGTTGAGCTCAAGAGGGATGAGGACGGCTTTCCGCTGAGGGACGTGCTCGACCTTGACCTTGAGGAGGTCTCCATTTTAGATGACACAACCACACCTGCTTATGACGGCACACTTGTTGCTGTCAGGTCAGACGATGACAAGCAGATGATGTTTGCGCAGAGCTTTTCTGATGGTCTCAATATCCGTGAGGAATCCGAGCCAGAAGAACACAAAGAGGATGCAAGCGGTGAGGACAACGAGCCGCACGCAGATAGAAGGCTTGACGAGTTTCGTCAACTTGTCAATGACATGAAAAGTTAAAAGGAGGAAAAAAACATGTCAAAAATTTTGGAAGAAAAGAAAAATGACCTCATCGTGAGAGCTGAGGAGCTTGTCAAGCTCGCCGAAACTCGTGAGCTCACAGAAGATGAGGCAATGGAGCTTGCTGAGATTCGTGATGATATCAAGAAGATCAAAGAAGCTCTGGGCCTTGAGGACGAAATGAGAGAGGTTCTCGAGGAAGAAGCAAAGGCAAAAGATGACAATGTTCCATCTGAGGAGGACAAGGACATGGGTGACAAAGACAGAGCTTGCGGCGATAAGGAAAAGAGAGCTCTCGAAACAAGAGAAAAGCAGGAAAGAGCCGCATTTGAGGCGTACATCAGAGGCCGCCTCACAAGAGACGGCGAAGTTGACCTCACAATCGAGGACAACGGAGCAGTTGTACCACAGACAATCGCAGATAAGATCATCCGCAAGGTATATGATATCTGCCCAATCCTTGAGAAATCCTCAAAATACAACATTAAGGGAACACTGACAATCCCTTATTACGATGAGTCAGAGACAGCCATCAACGTTGGATATCAGGACGAGTTCGTTCAGATCACATCAAGCGTTGGTAAGTTCACAAGTCAGGTTACTCTGACAGGATTCCTTGCAGGCGCTCTTGCAAAGGTTTCAAGATCACTCATCAATAACTCACAATTCAACATCGTTGATCATGTGATTGATATCATGGCAGAGCACATCGCAAGATTCATCGAGCATGAGCTCCTCATCGGTACAGTTGGAGACCCTGCCGCAACTCCTCCTGTACCTGCAAAGGTTCTTGGTCTGTCATCTCTTACAAACAAGATCACAGCCGCAAGCACATCTGCAATCACAGCCGACGAAGTGATTAAGCTCCATGATAGCGTAAAGGACAGATTCCAGAGAGATGCAATGTGGATCATGTCCCCTGCAACAAGAACAGCTCTGCGTCTCCTCAAGGACGGCATGGGCCGCTATATGTTACAGGACGATATCAGCCTGCCATTCGGAACATCTCTCCTTGGCAAGCCTGTATATGTATCTGATAACATGCCAGAAATCGGCGCAGGCAACACCGTCATCTATTTCGGTGACTTTAAAGGCCTTGCAACCAAGTTCAACGAAAACATCAACATTCAGGTTCTCCGTGAGAGATACGCTGACGAGCACGCAGACGGCGTGATTGGATGGTTCGAGTTCGATTCCAAGGTTGAAAATCAGCAGATGCTCGCCAAACTTGAAATGGCAAGCTCATAAAAAGGAGCATGTATGAAATACAAGGCATTAGTCTCATTTACAGGGCTTTTGTCCATGGCAATGGGAGAGGTCAGAGATATCTCTGACCCTTCCATCTCCTCTGACCTAGTAAAAGCAGGTTATATTGAGGAGTTTAAGGGCGAAAAGACAGCTCCCGAAGTTCCAAAAGCCGAAGCCCCAAAAGCCGAAGCTAAAGAGCCAGAAGCCGAAGCTCCCAAAGCCAAAAAGACAACAAAGCCTGCAAAGAAAAGGAGCTCAAAATGATTATAAAAGCTTTAATTCCTTTTTCTCTCAGGGACGCAGAAACAGGTGACATCACATCTATTGCTTGTAATGCAGTTGTAACTGTGGATTCGACACTTGGCAATCAGCTCATCACTGAGGGCCTTGCAGAGGAGTCAACAGAGATCACTCCAACAGGCAGTATCACCTTATCAAGTAACGGTACATATGACATCAGCACATATGCATCTGCGACTGTCAACGTTGGAACACTCACCGTGACATATGATGTCAACGGCGGCACAGGTACAGTGACAGCTCAGACTGTAATCGCAGGTAACTCAATTACTCTTGACGATGGAACAGGCATCACTCCTGACACAGGAAAGCTATTTGATGGTTGGGCAACAACCAACGATGCAACAGAGCCAGATGTCACAAGTCCGTACACTCCTACAGCAAACATCACACTGTATGCAGTTTACAAAGACGAGTAAGTCCTCATGGGAGGATGATCAATGAATCAGATTACAAAAGTCAGCGAGATCACTACGGATGATTTGGCGGATTATCTCCGCATTACCGAAGTGACCGAGGATGACACAAACACGCTCGCAACTTTACTCACAGTTGCCAAAACATACGTAACAAAGTACACAGGGCAGACCCTTGAGTCACTTGATGACTTACAGGATGTCATTATTGTTGTGCTCATTTTAGTGCAGGATATGTGGGACAATCGCACCTTGTACGTGGACACAAATAATGCAAACAAAGTTGTTGAGTCAATTCTGGGCCTGCATTCGGTGAATCTTTTATGAAAACAGTAAACGCAGGCAAGTACAATCACAGAATCAGCATATTTGAGACAAAAGTTGTCAAAGATTCCGCAGGATTCCAGAGCACCGAGCGCACGCTCGTGCTGACAACCTATGCGAGCATAAAAACCACAAAGGGGATGACGCTCATCATCAACAATTCGGATTTTGAAAAGGCATACACCAATTTTACAATCCGATATCCTGTGACTCCGATCAACAGGGACATGGTGCTTGAGTTTCGAGGGAAAAGTTACACCATCGAATACATCAACAACGTGGATGAGCGCAATGTGGAGCTCGAATTGCAGTGCAAGGAGATCACACACTAATGGCAAAATTTCAGCTTGAATTGCCCACCGAGATCATGAAGGACATCCAGAAAATCTATGACAATGCTGATGAGATTTTTGGCGAGATGACTCGGGCAGGGGCAGAGGTTGTCAACTCAAATATCGAGGCCAACGTGCCGCAGGCGATCAAGCAGAGCCCGATGATGAGATGCCTTAAAGTCACAAAGACCTATAAAACACCATCTGATGATGGAATCAACACCAAGGTCGGATTTTATGGCTATTTTATCAACGAAAACGGCGAGAGAGTGCCTGCGCCGCTTGTTGCAAATGTTTTTGAGTATGGCAGGAGCAACCTGCCATTTCCGAAGCATCCATTTTTGAGGAAATCCTTCAAAAAAGGCGATATTGAGGCGGCAATGATTAAAGCGCAGAAAAAAGCAAGCGGAGGGTTGTTGGAATGAATGAGCTTATTGAGCGCATTTTTGCGGAGTTCTACGTTGACGGCGTTCTTGTGCCTGTCTCATACATGTATTACCAAGGACACGGCGAACCATATGTCGTGTATATGGGACAGGACAAAAACAACTCAATATCAGGAGACGATGAGCTCCTGATGTATGCGGATTACTACGATTTTGACGTTTACGCAAAGGGCAACTATCTGGGAATAGTCGAGCGAGTTAAAGAAAAGTTAAAAGAAAACGGTTTTATATGGCAACCGAGCCGCTCATCTATTGATATGTATGAGACGGACACAGGTTATTACCATAAGACACTTAATTTTGCAATTCCTAACATTGAGGAGGATTGAGAAATGGCAAAAATAGGGTTAAGAAATTTTTTGTTTGGAATCCTCACCGAGGAGAGTGACGGCTCTGCCACATATGGCGTTGCTCAGAAGCCTGCCAAGGCTATCTCCTGCAAGGTTGATATTTCGAACAATGATGCAAAGCTTTATGCGGACGATGCTCTCGCAGAAGCCGACACAACATTCCAGAGCGGCACTGTTACTTTAGGACTTGATGACGAAAACGACAAGATGCTTGCAACTCTCCTTGGTCACAGCATCTCAGAGGAGGGTGTGCTCCTCCGTAACGCTTACGACACCGCTCCATACGTTGGCTTTGGTCGTATCATCACCAAGATCGTTGACGGCACATACAAGTACAAAGTCGAATTTCTGAAAAAGGTTAAGTTTTCAGAGCCTTCTCAAGAAAACGACACAAAAGGTGAGTCAGTTGAGTTCGGCACATCCGAGATCGAGGGAATTGTTTCAACTCTCGCAAATGGAGATTGGTCAGATTCTAAGACATTCGACACGATGGACGATGCGCAGGCATATCTCAAGAGCTTTTTTGCTCCTGACCCAACAGAGCAGTATACCGTGACATACAATGTCAATGGCGGTACAGGCTCAGTTGATCCTGCAACAGTTGATGCAGGTCAGTCTGTTGTCCTTGATGACGGCTCAGGCCTGACAGCTCCAAGCAATAAAGAGTTCGCAGGATGGGCAACAACATCAAGCGCAGTTGCTCCTGATGTAACAAGTCCTTACACACCTACAGCCGACATCACTCTGTATGCTGTTTGGGTCAACGAGCAGTACACAGTGACATATGATGTCAACGGCGGCACAGGAGACGTTGCTCCTGTATCTGTTGACGTAGGCGATTCCGTAACACTTGACGATGGCTCAGGAATCACACCACCTGTTGGCGAAACATTCGCAGGATGGGCTACCACAAACGATGCATCAGTGCCTGATGTATCAAGCCCATATACACCAAGCGGTGATGTGACCCTTTACGCAGTTTACAACTAAATGAAGGAAAAGAGGCGCTGACCCTAGACAGCGCCTCTTTTTAATTAAAAAAAAACATGGACAGGAGAAAATGAAATGAAAGATTTTGCGGGAAATGTCCAGTATAAAGGCCGTGAATACAAGCTTGTGTTTAATTTAAACGTAATGGAGGCAATACAAGAGCAGTATGGCACGCTTGATGCGTGGGGTTCTTTAACTGATGGCGAAGGGTATGCAAAAAGAGCATACGAACAAACTAATCCAAAGAAAGCATGGGAAGATTTAACGGCGAAGGAAAAAGCTCTCTATCCGAGTGAGCCAGACGCCAAGGCGGTTATTTTTGGTTTCACTCAGA